GTTCAAGATGAAATTGATATAGCTAATGCTGAGGCACAACTATCAAATATACGAGCTGCTGCGGCAACAAGACAACGAGAAAACTTATTAAAAACTAATTCACTTGGGAAACAAGAAGCACAAAAAGCTATTGGTATAGAAAAAGAAAAACAAGATGAAATAGAAAGAATTAAAAAAGAAGCGATAGATAAAGAAAAAGAAGAACAAAAAGCATTAGATGATTATTTAAGAGGGTTGGAGGAACAAACAAAAGAATATCAACTTGAAGCAATTGCTTTAGAAATGGAAAATCTTGAAATCTATTATGAAGATAAATTAATTTCTCACGAAGCATACTTATTACGAAAAAAAGAATTAGAAGATGCTGCCGCCAAAGTATCTATTGATACTACTAAACTAACAGAAGAAGAAAAACTTAACATTGCTTCAGCTGCTTTACAAGCAACATCATCTATAATAAGTGCTATGAGCAATCTTCAAACTACTTTAATGAATAAAGAATTGAAGGCAGCAGAAGGAAACCAAAAGAAACAAGATGAAATAAGAAGGGAATATGGGGAGAAAAGAAAAAAGGCAGCTGTTGCTGGTGTTTTAATAGATACAGCATCAGCCATTATATCAACTTGGGCAGGTTACGCAGCAACTGTTCCTGGTATAGCAGGTGCAGTATTAGCAGGAATTCAAACAGGTTTAATTGGGACACTTGCTATGATACAACTGGCTAATATAAACGCTCAACAATTCGCAGCAGGTGGTATTCTACAAGGACCATCACACGCACAAGGAGGAATTGCTACACCATTTGGAGAACTTGAAGGTGGTGAGGGTATAATAAATGCTAATAGTATGAGTGCTCCATCAATAAGAAACTTGGCATCAGCAGCCAACACAGCAGGAGGAGGTAGAGATTTTTCTACTGGTGATGGTTCAGTTAAATTAAGTCCTGAAAGTATATCTATGATTATAAATGGTATAAACAATAAGAAGGTATATGTTAGTGAAACAGATATAACCGAAACACAAAATAGAGTAAGTGTGATAGAGAATGAAGCAGTCTTATAAATTACTACAATTAATTAAAGAAAACAAGGTTTTAATAATTGAAAAGGGAGAAAAAATTAGATATACAGATGAATGGAGATTTGAATATGATAAATGGTGTGCTTCATTACGAGAAAGACAACACAGATCACGAAAAATTGATGAATAAGATGGACGAAATTATTGAAAAGATAGATAATTTTATTAAAAAAGAAAACAACACAAATGAAAAAACAACTTAAAGAAATAGAACTTATTATGGATGATGAAGATGGACTAACTGGAATGGGTTTTGTAGATTTTCCTGCCATAGAAAAACAATTGGTTTATTTTGGTGATGATAGAACTAATTTTACTTTTGGTAAAGAGATTGAGGAACAAGGGATAATCGTAAGTCCAGCACTTATAGCAGATAAAAGGATTTTTAGATTTGATCCTGAAACGAATGATGAATACTATGTTTATTTTAAAGAGAATACTATAAGGGAATTATCACAAAAGTTTTTAATGACTGAAAACTTTAAAAATACAACAGAACAACATGATGGACAAATTGAAGGCGTCCATCTTATATACTCTTGGATTGTTGAAAATCAAGAGGATCAATTGATGACCAAATATGGTTTTAAAGATATACCAAATGGATCATGGGCAGTCGCATATAAAATTGAAAATGAAGACATTAAGAAAAAGATTAAGAGTGGTGAAATAGGTGGTATATCTATTGAAGCATTTTTAACTGAAAAATTTGATAAACACTTATCTACTGATGACATTAAGATACAGCAGATAAAGGACTTATTGAATACAACAACTTAAATATTATAACAAAAACGACTTTTTTATATATATAAGTAGAAAAAAATAAATCTTTTAATATGGAAAAAAACAATTCAATCTTAGAAAAGATTAGAACAATTTTGGGAATGGATAATGTTCCTGAACCAATTGTAAAATTACAAGAAGTTGTTGAACCAGTTGAGTTAGAGGATACACAGGAAATCCCTGAAATTAAATTAGCAGAAGCCACGTTAGAAGATGGCACCATAATTTACTTTGATGGAGAACTTGGTGTAGAACTTATAGTTTATACTGATGAAGCGATGGAGGTAGTATTACCTGATGGAGATTATGTTTTAGAAAATGGTGACACATTTAGTGTAGTTAATGGTATGATTGGGGAATATACACCTATTGTAAATGAAACTGAACCAGCACCAGAAGAAGAAGCATTAGAAGAAATCAACTTTGAGGAAAAATATAATGAGATAAAAATTATTGTAGATGAACTTAAAGCACAATTAGAAAAATTCAATAAACAAGAAGTTGAATTGAAGGCTGAAATTGAAAAATTATCAGCAGAGCCAGAGGTTGAACCAATTAGTTCAAAACCACAGGCAACAATAGAAATGACCGCAATTGAAAAAAGATTAGCGGCTCTTGACGGAATTAGAAAGTTGAGACAAAAATAAAATAAAAAAAAATGAGTTTTAGTAAAAAATATGATTTCGCTTTTGATGTATCAACATTAAGCGATTATACAAACGAAAACACAGGTTTAGTAGCCAAGGCTCTTTATTCAGCACCTACAATTGGTTCAGGTATAGAAATACTACCAGGACAAAAAGGTGATGTTAAATTGAATGTATTGGATCACGATATTTACCTACAAACAGCAGCTTGTGGTTGGACTGTAAGTGGTAATACTAACTTGGAACAAGTATCAGTATCTTTATGTAGTGTAGATTACAAAGAAGCACTTTGTCCTAAAACATTAGAACCAAAATGGTATGGTCAGTTAATGGCACAGGGTTCAAATCCTGAAACATTTCCATTTGCACAATTTGTAGTAGAAAATAAGACACAGGCTATAACAGCACAAGTGGATTATATGTTCTGGCAAGCGGATAGCACATCAGGAGCAGGAGTTCTTGCTTTATGTGATGGTATAGGATCCTTCTTATCAGGAGCAACGGGTGATGTTTATGTGCCAGCAGCTTCAGGAACATCAACAGCTTCAACAATCAACACTAAAATACTTGCGATGATTGATAGTGTAGATGAAAGAGCATATGTAAATGATGACTTAACACTTTATATGAGTGTTGCTAATTTCAAACTTTATATTCAGTATTTAATAAGTGCAAACTTATATAATTATGCGAGTAATGAAAATGGTAAATCATTAGAAACCACTATACCAGGACATAATATTAAAGTTATGGGAGTAGGTGGATTAAGAGGAACAGACTTCTTCTATTTAACACCAGCATCAAATATGGTATTTGTAACTGATAGTATCAGTGATGGTGATTTAGATATGTGGTATTCAAAAGATAATGTAGAATTAAGATTACTTGGATCATTCAAATTTGGTGTTGGGATTTATTTCAACGACTTAATGGTTCATAATAACCCTAACACACAATAGGATTTAAGAAATAAATAATAGGGAGAGGGTTTGAACCCTCCCCTTATATAAAAAAAAAGAAAAAGTAAAATGGGATGTATAACAATAGCAGGATACTCAAAGGGATGTGACGCATCTTATGGTGGTATTAAAAAAGTGGCTATTTATGAAAAGGCAGGCCTTGACTTATCAGGTATGACTGTAACCTCGGGAGAGATTACATCAATAACAATTGATAGTGGTTATACTGGTTATTCTTATGATTTTCTTAAAGACAATTCAAATTGGACAGAACCTATTGTTGGTGATGGTATAACAGCCAGCGTGCATTGGACACCTAATGTAAATTTAGTGTTTAGAAAAATGAGCAATACTTTAAGAAATGAAATCGTAGAATTAGCCAAAGGTGAATTAGTGATTTTCATAAAAGATAGAAATGATGTAATATGGGCACTTGGAACAGACAGAGGGATGCAATTAGTTGCTTCGACTGGCGGACAATCAGGTTCAGTATTAGAAGAATTAAATGGCGAGACACTCCTATTTACAGGAGCGGAAAGTTATAAATCATACACCTACTTAACAGGTGCTAATGTAACAATTGATGCTTTATTGGCATAAGCATAGTTTAATTATTTTTAATTTCATATCAGTAAAAACCTCTCC